CCACTCTGTTACTTGTTGCCCTGTCGAAACTAGTCTCCCCCATCATAAGAAAACTTAATATACTGTCAATGTTAACGCACTCCACCACAAGCGTAAACCATATACAGTTCCTGCTTTTCCATATTTTTCACGGAATGGATACAAGCCTGGAGTTAGTCCTGTTTTCTTGTGGAAATTGATTTGCATTTTCATTTCAAACTTTCTTATGGTGGAGGAGGGGGAATTCGCATCCCCGTCCAGAACACTTTTCTCTTTGCTTCATACAGCAATAAAAAACACTATACGGTCTATCTGCACTTTTAGGTTTCCCTAGAGTAATCTGGTGTACCAGCCCTGAGATTTGATATTATCTAATCTTCTATAGTGCTAACTACTATTTATCACCAAGTTTTCTTAGCGATCCAATGTTGTATCTCTTGTATTTTCCACGCTAGTCCCCATGGCAGTGTGAACCATATCTTGTTACCACTCGGAGTATACATGGTCTTACCATCATTGTCAACACCCATCAATCCTATAAACATATCTTCTCCTTAAGATTTATATTTATTCTGGTAGTAAGTTCTTAACCAACCCCAATCATAACTCAATCGTAATTTATCAAAATCACCATTGACTTCTTCATAGTATTCTATAGCATGTCGAGCACCTTGTAAACTGTATTGGAAAAACTCACCTAACCCAACATTTAACCAAGCATCCAATCTCTTGTCATTTTCTGTTGTACTAGATGCTTTAAGTTTAATGCATTCACGGAACGCAGTACGCCAAGTATCCCATTCACTACTGTTATACATACCTATACCACTATTAGCCGAAACAACTTCATGTTCGCTGTCCATAGTAAAGTCTAGTCCATTGCCAAAGTTAGCTAATGTCAACTTCTTGTTATTAGCAACGATGGCTTGGTGACCATACACTAGTCCATTCACTGGGTTGGTAGCATGAAAGATATAGTGTTTTGGTATTTGTAATCTATCTGGTTGCCAATTGAAATCAAACTTAGATGCTACTTTTAATTTAGCATTAACTAAAAAATACCATGATGTATTACTACTATTTGCAGCAGCATGTTGACTTTTCACACGACCATCTACGCCGTCTATTCTAGTTACTTTGTTAGGCAATACTTGTGTTATCTTTAATAAATGTTCGTAGTTTTTGTCTGCACCAGCTTCACCGTTGCTGAAAAATATAATGTCTAGTGGATTAGATTCTATGAGTTTATTACTTGAAATGATGTATGGATAATCATATAATTCTTTCTTTACATAGTGTTTAGCTTCTTTTGGAACAATGATTTGCGTTCCACCTTTGCTAGCAATAGTAATGTTTTTAGTCTTATTGCTCCATATATTCATTGGTTCGGCATCAATTGTATTGAGATTCTTATTATCTTCAGTTACAAATACAGCATATGGGAAATTAAACTCAGTATTAATACTAGTTACATGGCTATCACTTTCTGTAACAATTACTGGAGCAGGCAATCGTTTGACTCTCTGATTTTGATTGAAGTTAATTTTATTGTAATCTTCTAAAGTTTTCATATCAGTTATCAATGTCCGAAGTTTGTTAACGTCAATAAAAAACGTATCTCCAAACTTTTGCTTATCGCTGGGAAACACATGTAATTGTTCTTTAGCAAACGGGTCACAGATATAAGTAAAATCAAAATCACTATAATCACAAATAGTACTAACTACCCAGATATGATGTTCTTTTTTAGTAGGTAGAATCTCAACTATCTTTTTGAACGTTTTAAAATAATCTTGTTCATACTTAATAACTACTTTACCTTCAGTATCAGATAAGTTACCGTGGTCAATGTAAATGATATCATATAAAATATTAGTTGCTTTAGCCCGTCGTTGTTTAACAAAATTTAAATTAGAAAGATGTTCAATAATCTTAATATATTTTGTATCTTCTGAAAATGTTTCTTTGTTAATCATGTACGTGTTTCCCCAATGGCTCCATTGAGTTCCAAAAACATGTACCATTTTAGTTTGCCATGGGCTAGGATAAAAATCAAATAGAAAATCACTATAGTCTAACTCGCTGTTTAATACCCAAAATAACTTAGTTTCTGACTTGATGATGCAGCGGTTGATGGTTTCTACCCAACTATTTAAATAACGTGTTTTTTGTAATTGGGGATAACGTTTTTTTAGTATACTAAATCTAAGCATACTTTCATCATTACCTTTATCAATGAAAAACATACTTAGGTTACTATCAACTTCTATTAATTTTTCTTCAATATAATTAAATTCACGATGACCTAAATTATACATTGGTCCATTGATATAATAAGTTTGCGTATTTTTACTATATTCATTACCAAATATATTTACATGCCTGAAGTTTTCTTCATTTGGTCTCCAATTAAAATCAAACTTATCATAATTTAAATCAGGATTGATAGCCCAAAATACTTCACTCGGGTGTTCGTTAATTAAATCTTCAATCGTTGTTTTGATTTTATAACGATTTACTATGATATTTTTAGCATCTTCAGTTCTTTCCATATAGACTACATCTACTGCATCGGGTACAGTATATCTAGGACCATTGTCGGCCCATTGGTATATTTGAGGTGAACTATGTGGGTTGGGTCTCCAACTAAAATCAAATGTTTTGTAATCTTCTTTATTAAAAACTGTCCAACGTGTCATATCTGATTTAGGGATAGCAACAGGATAATCTAAATATTTTCTAACTTCTGCCCCCGGTACATGATATTCAATAGTTGGTTCAGTTTTACTGTCATTCCATTTATTACCAAATACATAAATCATAGGTGGCTCATGTAAATTAGGGTCAGGTCTCCATCTATAATCAAAACTATTTCTTTCTACTGGAATTAATTGTTTCCATCTGTCCCATTCAGGTTCTAACTCAACAATATCCATGTATTTGTATTCAGTTGCCCCTGGCACACAATACTCTATTGTAGGTTTTTCTTCTGATGAATGAAATTTGTTACCCCATACATAAATGTAAGGAGGTTCATGTAGATTAGGATCAGGTCTCCAACTGAAATCAAATATGGTTCTATCTACTAAAATATATTCTTTCCACCTATCCCATTCAGGTTCTAACTCAACAATATCCATATATTTGTATTCAGTTGCTCCTGGTACAATATATTCTAGTGTAGGTTTTACTTCAGCAGGATCATACTTATTACCCCATACATAGATATACGGCGGTTCATTTAAGTTAGGATCAGGTCTCCAACTGAAATCAAATGTGGTTCTATCTACTAAAATATATTCTTTCCACCTATCCCATTCAGGTTCTAAATCAACAACTCCCATATATTTGTATTCAGTTGCACCAGTTGCAACGTATTCTATCGTAGGTTTTACTTCAGCAGGATCATACTTATTACCCCATACATAGATATATGCAGGTTCACGTGGGTCAGGTCTCCATGCTAAATCAAATTTAGTTTTATCTACTTTTATAGTTTCTTTCCATTTGTTTAGTTCCGGTAACACTGGCAGCAAATCAGTCATGTATTTTGTATCCGTTGCCCCTGGCATATGATACTCTAACGTAGATTTTAATTTAGCATCAATATATTTGTTTCCCCAAATATAATTCATAGGAGGTTCTAATGGGTCAGGTCTCCAAGACATATCAAATTTATTTTTGTCTACTTCTTGTACTTCTACCCATCGTTCCGTATATGGTATTAATTCAACAATAATATCCATATACTTTATTGTTGTTGCCCCATGCACATGATATTCTAAACATGACTGTAGTTCTACGGGAAAGAATTTACAACCCCATGCATATACAAAAGGAGGATCCGATGGATCTGGATGCCAACTGAAATCAAATTTAGTTTCGTCAACTAAATCTAATAGTACCCAATTTTCATTTTTTAAGTTTTTGCGTTTAACTGTATCAACATCAGCACGATAGATTATTATTTCGCTATACTGTTTAGGGCATAACCAGGTTCCGCTATCTTTTTGATGTTGACTAGGCCATACATTGTTATGTTCTTCTGCCCATACATCTTCGTCAGGTAAAAATTCAAAATCAAAGTCCCAATCAAAACCACGATAATCACAGTATTCGTTAATTATCCAAAAATTATCAGTGGTACATTGGTTTCTAGCATCTTCTATTGAAGTTGCGAATCTTTCTCTTGGGTGAACATTGGGTTTTTTACCGTAATAAAATACATCTCTTAGCATGTATTTACTTATGACTTAATTAATTATTTAAAATATAACTCTGGATATTCTACTAACACATGCACTCCACCTTGTTCATATGCATTAATATAGCTGTCTAGTATTGAGGTATAGTCAGTTAAATCATAGAATGTAATGTTTGGACATAATGATTTGAATTCATTGATGTAATTACCTTTATGCTGATGCCCGGGATCCAATGGAGTATCTGCACCTTTGCCTAATCTGATTAGTATATTTGCTTTCTGTCCAGTCATCAATTCATACTTGTCAACATGATTCACAAACTGATTAGTAGCAGAGACAATAAAATCCCATCTTGGATAAAATGATATGACAGTTTTTCCTGTCATTGCCATTCCTAAACTCATGCCCATTTGAGTTTCTTCCATAACTGGAACTTCAATCATCTTATCTTTAGAAACATTTATGAGCGTAGTACTCATGGGATTACCTGCATAGACAATCTGTTGACCTATAAAGACAGTATTATCTTTGTTACCAAGAAAGGTCATCGCATTGATTAACGAATCTTTATATGGTGATGGCTGTGAAATCATTTTTAAGTATGTCCTTTAAAATCTAATATATCATATTCTTTTGTAACTTTCATACTCCATATGGAACTATGAGATTCATCAAAACTATTAATGGGTGTTTCATATATCGCAGATAGCTTGTCTGCATTTAATGTAACATCGGAATATTCCTTACGATAATCATGTCCGGCTATTATACCCCCAATTTTAACAAATTTTGCAAAATGTGAAATTATTTCCCAATCCATTGGATTTTTATGCAGTGCATCGACAAATAATAAATCTATAGGATCTCCGTTATAATTAGTTTCGTCAGGGGCGGTTCCTCTCAGAGGAAATACATTATTAAAATCTTTAGTATTTTTCTGAAATTCTTCCCATGCATTATATACATGTCCACTGACAGGTGCACTAGGAGTATCAAGCGTGTGCGTATCTATATAATTTTCATAAAATATATCACTGCAATATATTTTTACACTAGCATGACAAGACATTGCCCATGCAACAGTACTTCTACCAAATAAACTACCAATTTCTAATATAGTTCCATTTTCAGGAACTAGTGTTGATAGTTCATTGATAGACTCTAAATCTGCAGGAGTCATCCATCCTAGAATAGTATCATCATACAGCATCGTTATCTTCCGAATCAGTCCAACTTATTTCCCAATCTTTCCATTCAGCAGCTAAACAATCAACTTTATAATCTTTGCGTCCCCCGATTACTTCTTGAATTTTATTTTTCGCTGTATTGCGAATTCCATTTAATCCATGTGTTAACTCTAAGTTATTCCCATCTTTAATACCCCGACGATAATTCGATTCATTGTGCCAAATATGAAGATTTATTTGAGATACAACTACAATAGCACGGATAGTATTAGCATCCAAAACTGCTTTATTTTCTTCTAAAATTATTTGCAAGTCATGTACAATGTCATCAATTTCTTTGCTATATTCTTGCTTGTGTTCTGGTATAAACACTTCTTTTAATTGTACAATGCTCAATCGATCTATCAATTCTGATAGTGTTTGTAAATATCTTCTTTGTTTCATAGGTTTGTAAAATTTCTATTGTTAAGTGTGATAACAAATTGATAGGCCTCTATCAACTGTTTAATCCCATAATCTAAATCGTATTTAGGACTCCAGCCTAAACTCTCAATCTTTTCGTTTGAAACTATATAGTTTCGTTTATCAAAATCTTCCTTAAACTCATCTTGCTTAATTACAAGATTTGGTACATGTTTTTTTATCTTTTCTGCTAGTTCTAATTTGCTTAGATTAGCAGTAGATAATCCAACATTGAACGCTTGCCCTTTGCAACGATCATAGTTTTCAATCATAAATCTAAATGTTTGTGCTATGTCCTGCACATGTATATAGTTTCGTTTGAAGTGTGCCTCAAATAAAACTAGATATCCATCAGTAATACTTTTGTACACAAAGTCATTGACCAATAAATCCTGACGCATTCTTGGGCTAACTCCAAACACAGTAGCTAATCGTAATGCTATACCATTACCATTACCTAGTACGCTATCTTCAGCATCACACTTAGTTTTTGCATATAGACTCAATGGTTTAAATGGACTATCTTCCGTGATGATTGTATCACTTGACCCATATTGACTGTTGGTATTTGGTATGATTAATTTTTGATCGTTACGCAATACTTTTACTATGTTATCTATGTGGTTGAAGTTAACATCTACCGCTAGTTCTGGGTTTGCTTTGCAAGCAGGCATACCCACAATAGCCGCCAATGGTATTATTACATCATGTTCACTAACCAGTTTAAGTAGTAAATCAGTATTACGAACATCACCTAATTGAAACTTAAAATTCTCACGCTTAAAGAGATGCAGTAGTGATAGCTGTTTGAAGTTTAAATTATCTAATACAGTAACGGTATAATCGTTGTCTAATAGATGTTCAGCTAATGTTGAGCCAAGGTAACCGGCGCCGCCGGTTATGAGTACTTTGTTCATGGTTTGCTATTTGGATCAAATTGATGTTTATTGTCACGATACCATTTAATAGTATCTTTCAGTGCTTCTTTGATTTCACGCTTTGGTTTCCATCCTAGGTCATTAATTTTTTTGCTAGAAATCAATCGTATAGGAATCATGGGTGCTCTGTTATTCACATACTCAACTGGATTTGTATTGTTGTCTATTTCTTTCATCCAACTTAATAATTCATTTACGCTGAACCCTTGACCATAGCATACATTATAAATATCATACTTGTCTACATGAGTGGCAACATATACGATTCCTTCTGCCATATCGTCTGCATGTAGTATGTCACGAATTTCTGTACCGTCACCCCATACTGGGATTGGGTTAAGTCCGTCTGCCACTTTTCTAATATTTGCGGGAGTAACATGGCACTTTTCAAAATCAAACTTATCATTAGGACCAAACGCATTTGAAGGACGAATGATGATACATTGCATAGGATCGTGAATCTGATTGCTAAAGAAATCACACATCATTTCACCAAAACGTTTCATTGCACCCACTGCTTTGTAAACCGGAACCAATGGTAAATTCATAAACTCTGGATCTTCAACTGCGTAAGTTTCTCCTAAATCTCCATTGACATTTGCTGTACTAATAAAGACAAATTTACGAACTTTATTAATCCATGCTTGCTCCATTAGATTGGTGTTCATTGCAACATTAGGAGTGACATGTAATAATGGATTATATTTGGTATCTAGTGCATTACTCGTATTAGCCGCACCATGTATAACTACATCTATTCCCTCAGTAATAGTTTTACAAAAATCAGCACTACTAAGATCACCTTTAACTAATTCTATTGTTTCACAACCATCAAAGTCATTACGCAACTCTCTTTGTAATGAAGATGCTCTTAGGTTAGTAAATCCTTGTTGATATAAAACACGCAATATGTTAGAGCCAATGAATCCACTCGCACCTGTTACTAAAATTCTGTCAGTTTTTTTCATTTATTTAACCTTGATTGATATGCTAAGATAGTTTGTTTGATTCCATCTTTTAATGTAGTGTTAGGAAGTATGCCATACTTCTGTTGTCTATCTGGACTCAAGCAACGTATGGGATCCCCATTTGTTTTTGTCTCATCCCATACTATATTCTTTTTGATTCCAGAAATTTCTTCGTATGAATCTATGATTGCTTCGATAGTTTCTTTGATAGAAACTGCGGTTCCGCATCCAAAGTTTATAATGTCTCTAACCTCTTTTTTAACTACGTCAATACTTGCTTGTGCGACATCATCGCCAAATACAAAGTCTCTGCGGGCAGAACCATTCCCCCAACATACCATGTCATTGCTTTCTACATTGAATAGTTTCCAAATGTTTGAACTGATTACAGTTGCGTCTTGTGCAAAGTTATCATTTAGTCCATATATGTTTGATGGACGAATAACTGTCCAATTGTCCCAACCGTACTGAACTTTTAATGATTCTAATGTTGCTTCACCCATACGCTTAGTCCAGCCGGGATACCAATCGTTCTGACTTGGGGTAGTTTTCCATACGTCATCTTCATACATCATTTCTACAGGTTGATATACGCCAACGCTAGATAGATACACGAACCAGTCTACTTTAGCATCGAACGCTGCTTTGATCATGTTTGTGTTAAACATCAACATTGGGAACAGATAATCACAGGGTTGCTTACTAGAACGTGCAGGAGAACCTTTCACACCTGCAATGTGTAATACAACATCAATCTTATTATCTTTGAATATAGCTTCGCAATTATGCAGATAGATTAAATCAGTCTTTAAGATAACTATGTTGTTTGGATATTTGTTTTGTAATTGAGTTAAATTATCCCCTATTACAATATCAACAGCATATACTTTGGATGCACCCTCTAATACGCATTTTTCAACAGTTGGTAGTCCAACTAGACCGTTTGCGCCGGTCACTAATATCGTTTTGTTTTGTAGTTTCATATTGTATTTAAGAAGTTTGTGTTGTGTAGAATTTTTTTATGTCGCTAAATGCATTTTCAAATGGATTTATAATAGAAAATGTTTTAAGTTGCGTTTGGTTATGTAGTAATATATCTTTTATAGAATAATACCATTGATGTATTTCTTCTATGGGTCTTTCATTTATTTTTTGTATTTCTTTTTCTATCATTTTAAATCTAGCTATAGGATCTTTCTCATCATCGTATGACTCATCAATGTATGGGTGAAATGTTTTAAATCCTAATTTTCTTAATTTCTTCAATGCATCAAAACAACCAATATAGATAAAAGGTTGTAAATTGAGTATAGGATGAAAAGTTTTTTCCGAAAAGAAAATTCCTTCTGACATTGAATTACCTAAACTAGTTTCTGATGTTATATGTATATAAGAATTTTCATAGAATTCTTTCTTATTATTATCTGTAGGGAATCCTCTTTTTTGTTCAGCAGTCAAATGATGCGTATCTAACTCATATGGGATCATTTTATATATTTGTTCAGCATATATAGAAGATTCTTCATAGTCACCAGTATACTTTACTAAATTTTTAGTTAAAGAATTAATATCTAAACTAGGGTTTAAAAAACTAAAATAACTATCACTCAACAGATTATGTTTAAGTGCTAGGTACGCTAACCAATAACGATGTGCCCTCATTGTTCTATTCCAACACAAAAACTTCTTTGGTCTTACTATATTTAAATTTAAATCAGTTTCATTTACTGCATCTGATATGTATAACAATCCACTAAAATATGGGAAATAATTTAATCTTTCTCCTGCTTGCTGAAGTAATAAATTACCATATGTCATTTTAATTTTATTTTTTGGATAAAATTTGTAGTATTCTTGAAAATTGTTTCCACCTATTATAATAATATTTGAGCCATCTATTCCGTAACTACTAAAATATTTTTCTACTTCATCGATAGTTTCAGTATTGTACAATGGTTCATGTATCAAATTTATAAGTAATTTTACTTTTCCTGATTTAAGTTTGTCTAGTACCCTAGTATCGATTGTATCTACAAATGTATAGTTATAAGTTACCCCGTCAACTGTTAAGGTTATTGGCCCTATGAAATCGGTTAATCCGGTACCTACTTCAATGGGAAATAAGTATATAGATTCATCATCTTGAATCTCATCGATTGTTATAATATTTTCATTATCAAAATGCTTAGTATAATATCCTAAGAAATTTGAATGTCTGAAAAAAGAACTCCATTTTTGATCCGTGTTTACAGATGTTATTTCTTTTCGTATGGAGTCTATTGTTCTATTCTCGCTTGAAAATTTCTGTATATAAGAAATTACAGCAGGATGAACTCCATTCAATAGATATTGATTGCCATATTTGTTGTTGTAAATTATTTTTAGAATACTACCCATTTTCCTGATCCATAGTGAGGGTATTTTGATTTATAATTATAATGTATTACATCATCTGGAATATCTCTTTTTTTATTCCATGTGGCATCAGTTGGAGTATAAGTGGATACTCCATTATCTTCTACTACAAAATATAATGGCAAATCAAAATTTCTAGCATACTTATGTACTTCATAAAATATGCCGCTTTCAAAACTCATGTCACCAATAAAGCACCAAACTTTATCAGTACCATTGTCTTTTTTTATAGACTGTGCTACTCCTAAAGCAACAGATAATGTTCCACCTACTATCGCAGAAGAATAGAATTTCTCATCAACTTTGCATATGTTTATAGACCTGCCCTTAAGTACTTCACTTTCTACAAACTCGCTTGATACCCCTTTTAATAGTGCATGGTAATGTGAGCGCCATGTAGAAAATACCCAATCAGTAGTACTGATCCTTTTGAATATTTCAATAAGTTGTTTTTCATTTCCGTTAGACAAGTGTATGGGTCCGCGAATCTTTGCACCTTCCCAATGTGAAACCATCAATTCTTCGAATTTGATTAGTTCATCTTCAGTGTAAAGTGATTCTCTTTTAATTGGATATTGTTCTAAATTTATCATCTATCTCTTTCTTGTAGTGTGGGTGAATTAGTGGGCCATTCAATATTGAATTTAGGGTCATTCCATTTAATCACGCCTTGTTTATTTTCATCAACATACGCACCGCTGTAAAATAAATTATAATGAAATATGCAATCGGTCAATGCATAATGTCCGTTTGCAAACCCTGGCGGAACTAGTACTTGGTCTCTAGTTTTCTCAGAGATTACATAAGATTCCCATCTGCCAAACGTATCTGAATTTGGTCGCATATCTAATACGACTAGGTATATATCCCCAACTAGTGCCTGTACTAGTTTGTACGTCTTGTCATCATAGTGCAATCCACGCAGTACATTTTTATATGATTTGGAAAATCTACCATGTACTACAGTATCGTTAGATAATAAATCATTAACTGGATGAGTTTCACTATGATAAGTTGTGAATATCTCTCCCCTAAATTCTCTGTATACAGAAGGTGAATATACCGGAACATCTTGTCCAAATGTTTTTAAGTGAGAGACTTCTACATCGTCCCATGTGTTGTTTTTATAGTTCATTGTGGAATATATGGTGTGATTTCAAAATCGTTTTGACAGTAAAGCGCATCTGAATTATTGTCCGGTGGGCCATATACCATATAATACCCCATATCTTTCATTAGTTGATTGAACTCCTCAGAGGAAGTATTTGAATCATAACAATTAAATGCACCAACTTCTGCCCAGATACATTTTGGTTTATATTCTCCGATATTCTGAAATACTTTTAATTCAGCCCCTTCAACATCTATATGTATAAAATCAGGCGTTACATTGTGTTCTTTGCAGAATGTTTCTAATCTAATACTATCAATCGTCATTGGATCCCCGTATACTTGTTCATGTAATTCAGTATGAAAATCAAATGGTCTAAATATGCTGCCAGAGTAAGGATAATTTTTTCCATGTTCAGTTAAGCAAGGATGAAAAATAGTAGTTCCATCGGTGTCGCATACTGCTACTTTAAAATAGTTAATATCAAATTGTGTGGAATTTTTTTCATTTCTTTCATGCCAATAATCAAATGCTTCAAAAGCATATAGTTTAACATTGGGCATCAAACGTCTTAATAGTTTTGATACTTCCATATCAGCAGCACCAATATCAAACAAAACAAAGTTTTCTTTGTTAAAGTTTTCTTTAACCCATTCTAAATTAAGTTGTGTCATTATGAATTTATTTATTAACTAATTCGGTCATGCAAGTATTTTATTAACTCGGGACCTTTTGGTTCATGTTTGTAAATCTCTAGTATATGATTATGATTATGGATTAGAATATCTTCCATCTGCCAAAACCATTCATGTATTTGTTCTTTGCTCATACTGCATAATCTATTAATTTCTTTAACAATCATATTCATTCTTGTTGCCTCAGAGGGTTCATTATCATAACTCTCGTCAATAAATGGGTGAAACGTTTTGAATCCTAAACTTTGTAATAATGCTAATGCACCTGGATATGCTACAAAAAAGAATGGTTGAAAGTTTACAATAGGTTTAAAAACTTTTTCGGTTAATGATTTGTATTCTGTATTAACAATCATTTCAGTGCATATATAAAAATATGAATTTTTATGTGCTTCTGCTTGTTGGTCAGTCCATGCACTTACGTCTGCGTGAGTGATACCTTCTTCTGATTCTAAAGTTTTTGGAAGTTTTACAGTCTGATCAATTAGATCAGTATTTAAATTCCATTGATATTTTTCATTAAATCCAGCTACTTCCCAATCTTTAATTTTAAATTTTGTTAAGCATGACCAATCACCTTTCGTTAATAGATTATCTGACGCTAATTTATATAGCAAGGCTTTTCTGTGCGGCCTTATGTTACGTATTTTAAATAAAAAATGATTCTTCCTAAGAATATTTTTTGTATCTTTAAAGGTAGATATGTCAAGTCGCGCTGGATAAGACGATTGATTGTAGTGCCAAGATGCAGCGCACATGACATATGGCCAATTTTTTACTTCTAATCTTCTTTCTTCTTCCTTAAACCAAGATTCGTACATTTCTTTTGCATTAAAACTGTTAAATGCTAATATTACTTGTTCTTTTGGAATCCCACTAAGTCGTAGACATTCATGCAAATTTATGTAATTTTCTTTTTCAACAAAATTTTCTTGACCAAAATCAATAAAGATTATTGAATTTCTTTGCTGTGCATCTTGTAATGCCTCCATGGACATATGTTTCCAAAAATATTCTCCGTTTAATTTATTTCCAATATTCAAATTTACACCTATAAATTCTTCAATGTATGGTGTTATTTTTATAGGATATATATATTTTTTATAAGTTATTGACGCATCAAACTGCATATTTTGTTTACCAAAATACAAAGAATTTTCTTTAATTAAAAAGTCAGCATACCACGGCGCATTGAGGTGAGTACCATTATGCCGAATGCTAGTTGTCCATCTACCTAAATTATTATCAAACATATGTTGTGGGATAGTACTTGCACCTACATCAGTATAACAATTCTGTTTTTCTCTGTTAGAATATAATGTATGTAAATAATTTATTATACCATATTCATTATTCAATGCATTTGGTAATATAAAATTAGGAAATACGTAATCGTAAAAAAAAGGTAATTCGTATGGCATATTTTATAATGATTTACACATAGTATAGAAATCACCCAATTCAGGAAAAGTTTCTAAAAAATTAGTTCCGCGACGGCGATCATGCTCATCTACAAAGATTGCAAAATCTTTTCTATTACAAGTTGTATGCTCATTTTCATTGAATCCATCTTTAACTAGATTATATATTCTTTTTAATTTGTCTGCTTCATTCTCAAAGAATCCTTTATTAGCAGTAGCAGACCACCCTTTATATTCTAGATTTCTATACATATGCGTAACTTGATCATATATTAGTTGTACTAAATCTTTATTAAGTATGAACACCGATTGATGATGAGGGAATCTTAGATAAGGTATATCTAGTAATAACGGATTTTTTCTATCTTCACTACCACTGTACATTTTCTTGAACTCTAATACATCGTCTAAGAATTTAGTATAAGAAGTAATACTCAAAGCATTATAAGTGCTCATTATTGTAAATTGCATTTCTGGTACTTCACGATATGCTTTATGCAGGTTAGACAACCACATGTCATAGTCCATACCAAATCTGATATATTCTGACTGTTTCCCATGTGCCTCCGCGCTAGTGAACAATTTGAAGTTTTTCAACTTCTTCTCAGTCATAATTATTTTGACTTTTTCTAAGAACTTGTCAAATATCTCTGGTGGAGGATTCATATTAGTATTGATACTTACCTCTAAATTAGGATTAGGATTTTCAATAATGTAATCTAAAACTTTGAAAGTATTCTTATTAAGTAATGGCTCGCCGCCGGTTATCCTAAAATGCTGTAAATTGTTATACATCTTAGGCCACCATTCCCAGAATGCATCAACATATGGATTCTCATCTTTGTTTGGAATCGGCATCATGCTCTGTGATTCTAACCAACCTAAATTATTGAATTTATGTGTAGTTGGATATGCACCATATCTTTCAATCTCTTCCATCCACTGACTACTAATATGCGGAGCACAATAGCTGCATTTAAAATTACACACATTTCCAAAACTAACTTCTACATAACTAGGATCTACATTGTCATCCCATGGTTTAGAAACGATGTCATTAATATAGGGTAATGCCCACTTGGTATCACTACTCTTGTATACTCGGTCGCTAATGCTATCGCCTTGGTCTTCTACTTTCCAACAATAGTCACATTCACTTGGGCGCACGCCTTCAAGCATTAACTTTCTTTGCTGTTTTTTGAATTGTGAATTGTGCAATGCAGTTGGATTAGATTTAATCTCGTCTAATGGCACTACATGCGTGGCAGGGTGATGACAACTATGTGTATGCCCGTTCTGCAAATGCATAGTTACTTGTTTCCATTTAGCTACGCAAAAGCTAGGGCTTACTGCATCTAGTTTAGCTTTTACACTTGCTATGTGTGTTTGATATTGATCCATGTTACCAACCTTCTATTTTTCTTATTACGTCCATCTCAGTTACTAATGGCCCCAGATTACGAAAATCTGCTTTATAATGTCTCTTAAAGAATTTACTTTGTCCACGGTCTAATGTACACATAGGTAACCCAAGTTTGTCGTGTAATGATGCACCTAATAGTGTTGCTTCACGGTGTGGATCTCTATTGTATTCTTGTTCTTCCCACATTGTTATATAGTTGTCAAACCATTGAACATTTGTATGTTCCCAATTAGACAACATAGTCATATATGTTCCCAATCGTGCGCCATAGATAGCCCACATGCCATTCTCAACATCTGCACCCACATTGTGCCAGATAGTCAAGTTGTTCATGTTACGCATAGCTACCATTTCTTTGAACATTTCAATATCAGGTTTTCCACCTTTGTACAAACACATCTTGACCCCTTCACGGAATCCAGCACGCCATGCTTGAAATGGGGTATAGTTAGGATGTGTCGTTGAATAACAATCGTGCATAGACCAGTATAAGTTATCTGTGCTGTCTAAACAGAAGTCAGCGATTCGTGCTACATCACCTTCAGTTTGATTCTCATGTGTTTTCATCTCACGCACATAAGTCTTTGTCCAGCTGCTCATCCCACCGTTACCATATTGTAGTCCGTTGATGCTATTGATTGCTTTCCATCGAAACTGTGCTTGATGGAATCGTTCGTCTTTATCAGTAAAGTCTAATTGCATATTGAAGAAACTTTCTTCTGGCATATTATCACCGTCAATTAGAATAAATCGTTCGGTGTCACTGGCTAGTCCTGCTGCTTTGTGTGCAGCATCACTACCTTTTACTCCGTCAACTCGTTTAGCCCATGGTACCATGTTCTTAATCTTAAGCCAGAATTCTTCTTTTTGTGGCTCGTCATAGCTTAGGTAGATGCAATCTAAATCTGCTACATCAACAATTTCATAACTCATATGTTTTCAATTTCCATTTGGTATGTTTTTCGTTATTATCTACTACGATGCTTATGTCATCAAAGCTACACGCAATACCTTCACTATCATTTGGCATTAGTTTATGAACCACTGATTCTGCTTTGAATCTTGAAACCTTGCCATCGATAACTCTAACATCAGGTCTAGCTTCAGCGAATGTCATTGCATCTATTACAATATAGTTACCTTCAAACGACTTATCACCAGTGTAACATATCACTTTTCCGTGTTCATCATAATACAATCTGAATTCGGGTGGTATTAATTTAGGTGCTTCCCAAATAATAACATGTTCTTCGCTCATAGTATTATCTTATCACAAAAATTCTTCACATGATAGTGAAATGGGTACTGCTGTGGCACAGTTTGAACTCTAATCTGATCAAGCAAACATTCATATATAAAAGTATCTGTCCAGTTTTCAGTTGGAGTTCCATTGATGTATTGTTTCATATGAACCATGCTCATCTCAGTAAAAGTAGGTAATGTAGTTTTTTCTACCCCTATAATATGACACGCTAGTGCATAAACCCAATCAGTTGTTGCTATTTCATCTGGATTGCATTTTAATATTTTCTTGTATTCTTCCCAATTTTCAAAAATCTCTCTCACCAGTAAAAAGAAATACTCAGCACTTTTTGATTTCTTGAAATAAGTTATAGAGTTGTATACATCTGGTAATTTATTATCATCAATGAATCTACGATAGAATCGTATATCTGATATTTCTTGCTTAAAATTTCTTATTGTATTTGAAACTACAACATCTTGGTCTTTAAGAACATTCCACCAATGATCAATATTGCGAGGAATGTACATATCAGCTTCTAACTTAATTGTATAATCATATGGACTTGCTTCATATACTTGCCAATCATTGATAAGTTTCCAGTTACTATCAGTTGCCAAGTCACCATAGGGCAGCATGTCAGTAGTGATGATAGTTATGTTGGCATCTGGCATCACTCTCAATATGCTTTTACGCAATACGTCAGCACAATTAGTATAGCTTGTACTGTCAGTATCTTGAGCCATTATAACGAATCCTTTATTCACTTATCAGCTCCATAAAGTTTTCTTTGTTCATAACATGAAAGTCCATATCTTTTATGTTAATATATTCTTTGCGAATCTTGCCTCTTTGCCAATTGTCAAACATTACAGTATATTCTGTGTTATATTCGTCATCAGTGTTTTTATAAACGCTAGTATTCTTACCCACATGCAACAAGTTCCATGGTATAACATCTTCTATTGGTGTAGTATGTCCATTGACTATTCTAGTTGCTAGTGTTAGTCCATAGTCATTTCTGAAAGTTGCAGATATAAATCCATGTATGTTTGCATAGTGTTCAAAGTTATTCTGTACCATTTCTAAGCAATTGAATATTTGTTTTGCTCTTTTTGTTTTCTTAAACATGACTATAGTAGCCCACAACGTATTAAAACTATATACACTTAACATTTCCTGTGCAGCACCAGGATGCATCAGAAAACTAGTGTTATCATGGCAGCAAAAGTCTGTAGGTAAATCAAAAGTCTTTAATAGTTTATCTGAGTTGACCATGTAATCAGTATCTAATAAAATAGTCTCATCATACGGACTAAACTGATATGCACGATATCTGCCTTTATTGTACCATACTCCCCAATCTCTTTTGTTAGTTTTATCAGCAGTAGCTATAACAATGTTATCAAATTGGTATGATTGTTTAACTGGCAATGATTCACTATCTGTCACTAATGTTACAGGTAGCCCCAAAAAGTGATTTATGCGTTTAGCAGTTACTACTGCCATTTCGTAGTAGTTATATTTTGGGTTGTTGAATGCAAAAAGTAATGCCCCTCTATTCATCTTTTACTTTCTAACTCTTTCCATTCTTTATACCACTCTAGCATTATTTGATTGTATGTTGCCTTAAGCAACACAAGTAGTTTATCACGATTTACTTGTACAGGATTGTTAAATGTGTCTATCAAAATAACAAAATTATCATCCATGACACTTAAAAAAGTAATGGTGTGTAAGTCAGCTTTCCAAAGGCCACTTTGGTCAGCTACGATCAATTTACTATCGTATTTGTCTTTTAGATATGCTTTGGCTGAGTTATGATTGAAGCGGGCTTTAGCTTCACTGATTAATGATGTTGTATCCATGTGTACTCCTAAGAGTATTTAGATGGATACGACAAGTTTGATAAAAATTATGCGCCGGTTGCCGAACCAGTAATTGAAATAGTTCCCCAAGTGTTGGCTAGGTAAGTAGTTTCGGGTGCTTGTACAGTCACTGTGGTGCTTGAACCGGTTCCTACGGTTAATCCATCTGGAATTTCATCCCAAATTGTAAATAACGTGATGACACTTCCTGTATCTCCGTTTACACCTTGTGTGCCATTGCTTTTAGCAATAACACGAATAAAGGTACTCAAGTATCCTGAAGGGCCAGTAGATGCTAGTTGAGTAAAGATATTTGCATTACTAGTAGTCAATGCAAAATATCCATTATTTGGTAATATAGTTGGGGTGTTTCCGCCACCGCCTATTTTAGTAACACCATTAAATGAAACACTGGAGATAGTTATACTTCCCGAAGAAGGAGAACTTAATACTACAGTACCTACATTGCTAGCTAAATTATTGAATAATAGATTAATACCAGCTGTGCTATTAGCGTGGGCACATGTTACTTTTAATTGTCCGCCTGCATTAAAGAAATATCTTGCTGCATTACCATTTGCAAAAGTTACAGTATGCGTAAATGTAGCTGCTTGTGTCCAAGTAGTACCAAGAGTTGCAGTATTAGCAACAGTAGAGCCTTGTGTGGCTGCATTTAATCTGGGTGCATATATGGTTGTTAAATTTGTAGGGATAGCTGACAAGTAAGTTATTGTACCACCGGCTGCCGGGGCAGTAACTGTGGTAATTGAAGTGCCTTGATGTGATGCACTATTTGCTGTTTTGTTAACTAAGTTAGCCCAATCTGCTGCGTAAACTTGTGTACCTACTGTTACATTTCCTAAAGCAGTTTGTCCATATCCAGCAGTTGTTCCACCGGTGGCCCACACTGTGTTCAATGTTCCACTACTAGTTACTGGATCTCCACCTACTAATGCGTTATAATCTGCTGCTGCTATGTTTCCGTATTGTGCGTAAGCCATTTTTATTCCTTATCTTGATACAGTAACAATTGCTAATACTGTTCCAATACTAGAATCAGTTTTATTTTCTAGTGAACGTCCAATGACATTAAATGCTGTTGCTTCGCCTGGCTTAGCTGCTCGTGCGATACCTTCACCTGCACTAACTAAACGATCATTCTTTTTAACTGTTCCTGTAACTTTAACTTTAACACGTCCTGTCATAGCGACCGGTGGGTGAGTGGTATCATCGCCTGCACCTGAATTCATTAAGTAAGCAGCAGTATTTGAAATGACACCAAATATATCTTCGCTTAGTTCGTACTTAACGCTAGTTATTTCTTTTTCACCGCCTAACTCAACTACTGTGCCTGCATCATAATATGCATCAGCTTCAAATCGTTCTGCTAAGTCAGCATATGTTGCTTGTAATCTACTACCGGATGTTAATGTCCAATTGCCAGTTAATTGTCCTGCTGTGGAATTTGCGCCTGTAGTTATATTTGCCGTTGAAACACTAGAAGGAGCAATAACTCCTGTAAATTGCGAAACTGAATTTGCTCCAGTTAGATAATCAAATACATTTGCATTGTTATATGTACCAGCAAAACTGATAGTTGTACCGTTTGCATACATGTATCTATCTGTTTTAATACCATATGTGTTGCCATTGTTGTTGATTACAATATTACCAGCGTTAACATAAAGTCCGGTTCCTGCTATAGTATTAGCAGTTCCAGTTCCATTTAAAGTCCAAGTACCAGTGATATTACCACCAGTGCTTGCAGCACCAGTTGTGATATTTGCAGTATTTAATGTACCAATGTTGCCAGTTGTCACATTAGCATTGGCTATTGTTGCATTTGCTGTTATTGTAGCTAAACGAACTGTCATTGTGTCACCGACTAATGCATTAGTCGCATTGATATTATTTGCTACTAAGTTTCCAGTGACGGTTACTGCACCAAAGGTAGTTGTTCCGCCGCTTGCAGTAGAAGTTAGTGCTAACCAGCTGCTAGCTGTAGTTGTTCCGTCTGCTGGACAAACATACATTGTGTTGCTGTTTGTGTTCCACCATAATTGACCTGCTAATGGGTTGGCCGGAGGACTAGCATTGGCAAAACTTTCTAGTTGGTGAACAAAGTTTGTATCTAAATATTGTCCGTAACCAGCATAATTCCTGCCTGGAAGTTGTAAGGACGTACTGCTAGTATTGATAGTACCATCAGCAATGGTTGTCAGTACTTGTCCATTACTTTTTACTATTGTATATGCCATGTTAAAATTGCTCCGTTATCTGTTATTTATCTTAAATTGTTACTAAGTTTGTCAAACTTTGAATTCTAACTGTGTAATCAATCTGAATTTGTCTGTTTAAACTTTTTTGTACTGGGTGAAATATTACATGAGTCAATAGTCTTGTAAGAACATTTCCATTAACGTCAGTTCCGTTGTTCCCAAGTAGTCCTAATTCGTCAAAAACATAGGAACTGTCAGTTTGGGTACTGTTATCAAATGCTGCTTGTCCTGCAGGCTCGCCGTAATCTAGTAAACATTGTACTAATATATCAGTATAAACTTTACCGGTTGTGTGATTTACAGTCATTTTATTGCGTGTAGGATCTAGGTTAAAAACACTAGTATCATCTACGATTTTAGTGTATGTTTGATTGTATAACGCAGCATTTTGTCCCATGACGTTTGGCGGAAGATAGGTAATAATTCCAGTATCAGAAACACTTGCTCCGCCGTTTCCAAACGCCATTTCGTAAATTTCTCCGTAACCACGACTGCTTAATGTTTCAGCAATAGCTATTGACATATTTTCGTAATTAATAGCATTTTTCTTATCTACGAAAATTTCCCCGTTATTAGGGTCATAGATTTTCAAAAATCCTTCTATTTTGTATGTTAGTGTTATTACTGACATTAATTATCACCTCTTATTTGTACTAATACTTCTTTAGTATTTGGATCCGTTATCTTTACGCTGGAAGAAAAGTAAAAACCACCGTGTTCATTGGGTTTATTTTCCTGTTTTTCCGACGGTTGTTTTTCTTTGTTTTCTTCCATTTTTTCGTTCATATATTATTTATCTTTAAGTTATGTTCGTTCTTAAGAATATTGCACCTTGGGTATCTGCAATTTGCAATGGATCTCCGTCCACTATATCATAGATTCCCGGGATTGGATTCCAGGTCTCAGAGTACAATACATCTGACATTCTGTTGCTAGGAATCAAGCCAAACGCTTCAGAATATACTGGAATGTATGTTTGCATTCCGGTTCCATTGGCTCCTCTAGTAAGCTGAGATACTGAATTTGTTACTATATCACACTCGTTAAATCCAATCTGTTCCCCATTAATATATAGCAATCTACCTTCAAGAGTGGCAATAGTTAATGAATCACCTACTGAAATCCCTGTAGGTTGAATTTCTAATACAGGAGCAGTATCTACTAAGGTCACAACAAAATTACTACTAGACACGTATAATCCAGTGGTATTATTAAGTACTGAAATGTGACATATAACATTCTTATTAGAAATTAACCCAATACTGAATACACCGTCAACTAATGCAGGAGCTGTCACATTTTGAACTACTGAATCAGTAACTCTAGTAGCATCATTTAAGTAAATTGTATCTTGTAAAATTTCCAACGGAGATATTAACCAAGTTCTAGTTTGATGATTAGCCCTGTAAACTACTCCGTCGCCCTGTTGAGATACATTCAATAGATATGTTTCTTCATTTGGAGATGCTGTTGGCATCATACTTGTAATAATAACTTCATCACCCGTTACAATTTGAGCTAAAATACTTAAATTATTATATAAATTTAATTTCAATGAACTCGACGGTACTCTGTATCCATTAATAGTTACCCATAATCTATCTACATTAACTTGTTCATATTGAGTTACAAAGATAGAACCAGTTGCGTCTACTAACTGAACTTCTTCTTGGAAGGGGAATGGAGTCTCACTAATAGTAAATTCTTGCAATCCACTAGCAATACCTGTACCAGTACCAGACCCACTAGCTGTAAATATACCTCCTACTACTGGACTACCTGTAATCCAATCATACGCAGATGCGATTGCTTGCCAATCTGTAGTTCCCAAACTATCTATCTCATATTGATTACCTACAATGAAGTTACCAGCAGATATTTCTGGTCTAACTGCAAATATATAATACTTATGTTTAGCTAGAATATTACCCAATATGTTTGTGCCTTCGCTAGCTGCGTATTGAGTAAAATATACAGGAGTATTTGGTATTAAAATATCAGTACTATCAACTGTTATTCTATTTCCATTGTCATCTGTGCTAGTTGCAAAAGTATTTGATATTGTGAATAAACCATCTGTCCATATATAACCTCCGCCACCATAACTACTAATAGTAGTTACTGGATAGTTAACTGCATTTAATGCTGGATTGTATGGTTGTGTATATAATTCAAATTGCGTAGTTGAAATTGGTCTAACGTAATAAAGATTATTATTTAATTGTGCTGACCCAAGAACTCCATCAATGCGAACTATTGAATTTAATTCAAAATTTGGATTTATACTAGTGGTTACTATTACTGCACTAGAACCATCTGCATATCCAAATAATGTAGTAGCTACTGCTGCTGTAGTAACAGTAGGAGATGCACTAAATTGATCTTGTATGGTAAAAGCGTAAGCTATATTAGGATTAGTTGTTATTGCGCTAACTGTGTAGTTTGTTCCTATAGTACTAATGCCATTAACTGTGGTTGAAACTGCTGTTCCACTGCCTGATCCAATTCCACTCGCAGTGAAGATTCCACCTACTACTGGATTTCCAAATATCCAATTGTATGTAGTTGCAATTGATTGCCAATCGGTATTACCTAAACTAGTTATACAATATTGTTCAGTGACTGTAAACGAACCGGCATTGGTATTAGTAGTTTTAAACTGTATAGATTCCCCAACACTTAAGTTAAGTGAAGGGTCTGATGCGCTAATTAATGCGTTTGCTAATTTTGCTGTACCATCACCAGCCCCTACAGTAACTGCGGTAAACAAGTTACCTACAGCGTAGGTTACTCCAGCTGTTCCGGCAGCAGTATTCCAGTCTGTCGTGGTACCTAACGATACAATGCTATATTGGTTAGTTGTTGTAAATGCACCTGCGGTAACAACTGTAGCTGATCCAGCTTGTGTGCTAGTAATACCAATAGTAGCACTAGTAGGTGTAATAACATTGTTTATATTTGTTATAGCTGCTACTGTAAATCCATTAACAGATGCTGTCATTGAACCTGAAGTTGTGGCTAGTACCGGAGAAGTTCCGCCTACTGTATCAGATACTGTAAATGTTGTAGAATTAATAATTGATGTGACATAATAAGTTGCCCCAGCTGCTAGGCCGGACCCTGAAATAACAGTGCCAAAGACTAATGGATAATTAATTGACAATATACTTGTGTCTGCTGTTGTTAGCCAATATTTTGCTTCATCAAAATCACTTTGATCAAATCCAACTATTGCAGTTCCAGTTCCACTGCCTACCCCAGTTGCAGTAAAGCTAGCTAGGTATGTTGTCCCCGTGCCTGTTCCAACTGCTTGTGCAGTAAATAGTACATTTTGTGCGGCGGACGCAGTTATTGTAGTACTTGCAACCGTTTGAGTAGCACTTACTGTATATGTACCAACGCCGCCGGATCCTGTTAAGAATCCAGTAATAGTTGTTCCAACAGTAACTCCGGTACCAGATAGAACTTGATTAATAGTTAAAATGTGTGCAGATGCAGTTCCTGTTCCAACACCTACAGCTTCACAATAAAATGTAGAACCGATCGCATAAACTACTCCAGTTGTCCCTGCAATAGTATTCCATTGTGCTTGTGTAGTTGTTCCCAATGCTAAAATTTCATAGTTAATTCCAACTACAAATGCTGTAGCAACGGTAGATGTTAATGATTTAGTAACAGTTAACACCCCAGTTAAAACACCGTTAATTGTTTGATTTGCTATACTGCCTGTCACAGTACCAGTTGCACCAACAGCAGTCCAATTTGTTGTCCCTGTTGCATTGACAACATATTGATTTCCTGCCACTAAACTAGTAGCTGCAACCACACTAGCTCCGATGCTTGTCCAAGTTGTAGTACCAATTGATTGTATTACATAAGGTTGACCTATTACAAAATTACCAGCAGTAACAAGTTGATCAAAATTAAATACACTAGCAGTGGTATTAGTTACTGTTATACTAGTAAACTCAGTGCCAGGAGTTCCAGTGATACCGTATTGTGTACTAAAGTACTGACGGTCAGTTGAATTATATGAAGTAACTGCTATACTAGAGTTAGCTGCTGGAGGTGAGTTAAACAGTATTGAGTCAGTATCGCTACTTATTGTGTAGACGCTATTTGTTTGGCGCAACCCGTTAACTTCAACAATTGCATTAGTTGGATTTAAATCACCAACATAATAATCTAATGCAAACGATGACGTAGAACCATTACCCACAAATTGTTGAGTCTGCGGCAAGGTGTATCCATATTGTGTAGGTTGTGTTTGTCCTAAGAATGAGTATGCTAGATAATCTACTGTATTGTCGTAGTCGGCTGCAAATATTATAGAAGCAGTAATTCCATTATCTGCAATTACAATTGAGTAATCATTTGATATAAATTCTGCACTACCAGTTCCGTTTGATAATTCAAATACTGGTCCGCCTACCGTTTCGGATATAGTGAATTCGTTAGCATCATATATAATTTTGATATAATATGTTTGATGATGAACTATTCCACCAAATATTGTAGCACTAAAAACTATAGGAGTATTTACAATAAGTCCACTAGTAGTGATTGTTGTTATGGTATTGGTTGATGCTTTTGTTCTTAATACAGTAGCACTATAGCCTAATACTAATAAATTACCATTGTGATACACTGCCGGCGGTGACCAAGCTGCACCTAACCCTGTTTGAATAATTGCTTGCATAAGTCCAGATGCAGCAGACAATGTGAATATAGTTCCGGCAGTTCCAGTAGATGAATTATATGTAGCTGATATAGTAATTCTATTAGTTTGATATCCAATAGATTTTACATAATATGTTTGATCTTCAACTATATTTCCAAATACGTTGCCGCTGAAAGTGATTGCCCCATTTAGAACAAAATTATCTACATTATCGCATTGTAATGTATCATTAATATTATTAGTTGATAATATAGATGCAGTTACGGGACTAGTAGTAGGTTTGATTAATCCAGATCCTTGATATATACCTGCGCTAAAATTCGCATTCACATAAATTTCATTAAATCCAGTGACTTCATTATATCTTATAGGATCTGTTTCAGTGTTTGCTTTTACTAGTTGATCACCGTTACCCACTTCGTATACATCAATTCTTAGTGTATCATATGTTGTTGATGACACATATGTTATAGGTTCAGCTAGAGTTACAATTTTGTTAATCCAATCAATTTGATAATCAGAACCTAATACCAGTGTAGTGCTTAATTCAGTAGTATAATCTATTAAAAATACACTTAATTGAATAGGAGTATTTACTGCATTGATAAAACTATATTCAGTTTGCGTTCCGGATGTTGGAGATAGTTCTAATGAAACTACATTATAACCAATATTTTGATATATTGTTTGATCCCAATTTGTACCTGGTCTAGTATTAACAATCATGGTAATGTTGTCAGCTACTACACCAGCAACTAATTCTTCAGGTCCATATCCTGATTCAAACGAATCACCTTGAACATTGTATATTGATTCGGGAGTATTAACATAATTGTCAAGCGTCCAAGTTGTACTGTCAGTACTACGCAACACAGTGTTATTATATCCTACAACAGTCAATGTTCCTGATACATTTTCAGAATAACTATCATATAGATTTTCAGTAACATTGGATGTTTGTTGGGTCCATGTGATACCATTTGTTGGCGAAGTAAGTATAACACCGTTGTCACCCACTGCTATAAATTTACTTAAGTATATACTCCATGTGACATTATTTAAATTAGTAGCTACTGGTGAAGTTTGTGGGAACCATATTGTACCATTGAAACTAGTATATATAATTCCATTGTCCCCTACTATCACAATAGTTTGATTATTTCCTGTGATGCTGTTTAATGAGAAAGTTGTATCAGAGAATGCTACTTGATTCCAAGTTAATCCGTCTACACTAGAATATATTATTCCAATATTAGTAGGAGTAGCTGTTCCACCAGATGCTGTTTGCCCTAAACCAACTGCAATAAAACCAGTGAAGCCAGCAGTACTTACATATGCAACACCATTGAATTCATTAGTAAATCCATTAGTAAATGTAAATGTTTCATCCCAAAGATATGGTACATTGTCATTAGGCTGAGTTAATGAAGTGATAATACTACTTCCAACTGCAACTGTAGCAATATTAGAATATGTTACACGATTTAATGTTACCCCTGAAGAACTCAATAATATTGGATCAGTTGAATTATATATTGAGGTTGCAGCCCAATTAATACCGTCATCACTTGTTAATATAGGAGTTGCTGTATTATTTGAAGAAAGTATGAATTTCCCTGCTGTGTCACCAGTATAAATTATAGAAGTTATATTAATTGGAGTATTTGATAACCTATTGATAGTCCAATTTGAACCAGTATTAGTATTAATTGAAGAATACTCACTAGTATTTGTTGCTATAAAATATGTTGATCCTTTAAAGGTTATTGATTGTCCATTAAGTCCAGTTGGATAGAATGTTTGGTCTGTTAATACAGTGTTTAAGGTAAATTCATCAGCCGGTGCAAATGAATTACCTAAATAAGTACTGTTTGGATATGTTATTCCAGTGACTAATTGAGCAAGGTCAATACCTGGCATATTAACAGTAGGTTGATAGTAACCCATAATTCTATCTAATGCGTTTAAGTTTCTATTGTCAGGTGTTAATAATTCCCATTTGCCAATAATAAATTCATTATCGTTGTTACTAATGATACATTCATATACACGATTATTAAACTTAACTATACTAGGACTAAAGAAGAATGGCTCTGGCAGTAATGCATAGTCACCCGAAGAAGCCATTGTCATTGATCCTGAATCGTCACTTAATGATACCAATGAACTTAATAAACTTGGCAATGTAGATATTCTTACAGTAGTTGAAGTTGGCTTATCATATATATAATACGTAAGTCCTAAATCAATACTCCCAAATACTGTTCCAGTGAATACCACTGGTTCATTGACATTGAAACTAGCAGAACTCGTGACAGTAATTCTGTCAGTTGATGCCACAGTTTGAGTTGCAGTAGTAGATGTTATTCCACTATACGCAAAATTTTGTCCAGTTACTGGAGCTGTTAATTCTGGATTAGAGTAAACAGCTACTTGATTTGATGATATGACTTCAAGATAATATTGTTCAACTACACCTGCAGGAGTTCCTACGCAAACTGCTGAGGTGATTCCGCCAATGGTGTCAATAGTTAATGCAGTCAATGTTAAATCATTTGCAGGGGTAGTTCCACCGATACTAGAACCTGCGATAGTTACAGTATTGTCAACTGCATATCCTTGACCAGCACTAGTAATTATAATTCTATATCCACCTAATATGTAACTTACATCAAAGTTAGGGTCAGTAACCACTTCTTGTACCATTGTTACTTGTGTTTCTAATACATAATGTGTGCCAGAACCAGTTGTAGTAGTTTTAATTGTTACCCCGCCCACAACATACGCTAAATTAAAACTGTTTCCAACTTTATTAGCAACATAGTAAGTAGTAAATACGTTGAACGGTGCAGGAAGAGTACCAGTGCTACTAAGAACAACTGCTGTTCCATCAGGGAAAGCCAAACCATTTACTACAGTAATAGTAGCAGCAGATGGGGTAGAAGCGTTAGTAATAGTACCAACCTGTATAGAATTTAATAAACTATCTACAACTGTTACATACCCTTCTCCACTCATCGTCATTACTCCACTGTCAGTGGTAACGTTATATACTGTACCAAACAATTGTTCTTCTGATATAGTAAATCTACCTGTATTTGCAGGAGGACTATCATCTATAGAGAATACATAGTATACTAGATTTAGTAATACTCCACCAATCGAACCGCCACTAAAATAAATTGGCATACCAACATACAATACATCGGTCAAATTAGGATTTGATGACAACGGTACAGATAACCAATTTGTACCTGTTGTAGTATTTGTTATGGTTAGTGCAGTAGTACCTGTTCCTGTAACAGTATAAGGTCCACCTGTTGTAGTTAATCCACCTATATCATTTTCTACGTTAAATTCAAGACCATTATATATGTTGGCTAGACCACCACTAAAATTAGAAACACAGATTCTATTTACAGTTGCTAAGGTAGCCGATATGCTTCTAGTCAATAAGTTAGAAATAATTCCTGATAATCCACTATATTGTTGAGAAGTTTGATATAATGTAAATTGCTGTCCAGTAATTTGCCCAGGGCTTACTGGTATATTAACATTCAGTGTAAGTGACCCTGACCCATTAATTAGTTGTACTGCGTTTGCTTGACTGTTAAGAGTACATGAACCAGTATCATTAGTTAAAATTACTGCTTCACCGTTCACTGAAGATGATATAGAGAAAGATGTTCCGTTTGTAAATTTCTCTCTTACATAGTAAGTTGCACCTGCAACTATATTACCAAACGTAGTACCAGTAAATATGATAGGTTCATTTACAGTTAGCCCTTGCGTAGATTCACAAGTTATTGAATTATTGCTACTTGATGTAGCAGTAACGTCAAACATCAACGGCAAATCATCTGTTGCAGACATTGTAAATGTTTCTAAATCAATTACTGTTAATACATAATATATTTTGTTTTCTACTATATTCCCAAACGATTCGTTATTTCCTTCGGAGTTAGTTACGAAGAACAAAGGCATTTTTGTATAGAAACCAACAGTACCATTTTGTCCAGTTGGAGTTAGTAGTACTGTTACATTGTTTGTTATGCTAGTAGTCGCAACTGCGTTTCTTAATCCGGTATAGTTAATAGTAAGTATAGCTTGATTTGTTAGTTGACCAACATATAAAATTAATCCTGCTGTGACAACAGTAGCTGTATTCTGTGCAAAAACTGCACCTGGAACACCATTGTCATCAACCGTAGCAGATATAGTAAAACCAGTATCTTCTAGCAATGCAGCAGTGCCTGTGCCAGAACTTGTAGATTTTGAAATAACAACATCACCTACTGCATATGTAATACCTACTGTGTCTGCTACTAAATTCCAATTTGTTGTACCTAACACTGTAATTACATAGTTATATCCTATATCAAGATTAGAAGAAGAAACGTTAGTTGAGTTTGGTAATTGTACTAATGATTTTACATAGTAAGTAGTGCCATCGACTAAAGTAGTACCAATTGTAGACCCTACAAATTTAACTGGCATTCCTATATAAAAACCAATTGTAGAACCAATATTGCCGGCGATTGCTGCACCACCTATACTAGGATTAATTTTGATTGCATTTTGATACGCTGTAGTAGAATAACTAGAACTAAAAGTTTGCACAGTATTTCTAGTTCTAGATGACCAAGTTAATGTTTGTTGATTTTCTGCATCTAAAATTTCAAAAGTTGCTCCGGCAGCACTAGCTAATATAGAATCAATAGAAGGATATTCATTAAACAATTTTATAGATGAAGCTGCTATTCGATTACTATTATTTAAATCCCCTGCATAGAAAGATCCATATACTGAACCCGGTGCCCAATCAATAACTTGAGAATTATATGTGGTTCTATCAAATCTCAATGTTATGACATTTTCTCTTATTGGCATTGAATTTGAAATACAGTATCCAATAGCACCTATGCTAAAATTCTGAGTTCCTGTTCCAGAGTTGCCAAACACTACCCTACTGTGATTTTGAATTGCTTCTTGATACATGGTATAAAGAGCAAAAACCGGCGATGGTGTAATTTCTAACAAGTTTACATAATATGCTTGCCCTTCAACTAATCCTTCAATTGGTGTTGAATTAGAACCAACTGTATATACTATTACATCGCCAGTTTGTAGGTCATATGCAGTGTTTATACCGATAGTGTTATCTAATGCATTTACCTGACTACTATCAATTGATAAAATATAAGCTGGATCGATAACAATTTTAGGTAGTACTGCATAGCCAGATCCTGGATTAATTACTTCAACTCCAATCACAGTTCCTAAACTCATTATTGCTTCTAGTTGAGCAGGTACCCTTGGTTCTGGGAATATTGTAGTATCGATGTATGCAGTTATCTTTGGAGGGTTCAAGTAATTTCTACCCGTACTAAGAATAATCACAGAAGGAAGATCCATAAAGATATATTCTCCAGGAAAATGTATACTTATGGCAGTACCATTTCTCCCGCGTGAAAGACCAGTTAATTGACTACTTAATAAATCTTTTCCACTATATCCTATTTGTTCTTCACCGATCGTTATTGTTCCATTTATAGGAAATCCATAAATGTTATCAACATAACAGTATGTTGTATTCAATGAAAGATATGAGTCTAATACGCCAATCTGATAATTTTTTTGTCCAATATAAGATTGAGTTTCGTCTACAAATATACCTAAACTTAATCCGTAATTATTATACCATTCAATGTATGCATTACTATCCCATATAGAACTTGTAGGTGGATATTGATACTCATTATCACCACCATTATAAACTAATTGAGGAGTTACAAACTCGCCAATATTTGAATTCCATTGTGCAGGTAAGTCAAAGTCTGTTATGTCTCCTTCAAACAAATCAGTACGAGTATATTTAAATATAAATTCTTTTATAACTACGCGGTAAGGTTTAATTTCATTGAGATATCCTTCCAAGAATAATTGATTATCAGAACGGAATACTTCTATCGGTAACAATTCACGAATAGTGTGGGCAACATCTAAGAATGAAGTTTTGTTTAACCATGTTAGATAATTTTGGCTTTCGATGGTTTCACTTTGAATATATTCAAATAATAAGATTAAACTTTTATTTCTAAAAATTAATAATTCATTTGTATAAATTTCTTCATTTAACGCACGAACAATATATCTTGTTTCGGTAGACGGGTATGAATCGAAAGGAGTTGTATCAAAGAAATTATCACCAAACCCTAATCTAGCACTAGGGTAATCCCATAGTACAGATGAAAATTCTATTGTACCATTATCTAACCCTATTCGTGTCCATGATCCGTCTGCACCATATATATAAGTTTCTCCGTTTCCAGCACCATTGGACAATACTTTTACAATCGTTCCTGATTCCACTGTTAGAGTAGATAAATCAGCATACAAAGGAACTTGTATTGCTGCTTTAGTATTATTACTGTATCCAATCGCCCACCAATTTATATAATTCCAATATTGAGTAGTATCAAACGACTCACCTGTTTCATTTAAAAACACCGGATTTCTAATTTCAGTAATTGGAAACTCTGCTAGTACTGTATTAGCATATTGTAAGTAATTCTTCAATGCACCAAATCTGTTGTAAAAGAAACCTTGTCTTGGTCTAGCTAATATACCGGTTTGAACTGCTTTTGGTAGCAATGGATCAGGTACAACACTGCCAGCATTGTCAACACCACACATACTATCAAGCATTCTGTTATATAAACCAATTGGTTGTTCAATGCCCACAGCACCACGATATTGATAGCTAGCACCAGAGCCCGGTGTGCCTGGTAAGAAGTCATCAGCATAGTTAGCACGTATTAAGCTATATTGTTCATGCGGAACATCATCATTAGCTCCAGTGGCATATCCAATATTTAAAACAGTGTCGTTTGCATTAATAAATGCAAACGAATTATATATTGCATACACGCTTGGTAATAGTGGTGCAAAATAACTTATTCCAGTCGATTGTGGAAATATTATATAATATTCTAAAACAGTGTCAGATAAAGTTTTTCCTATTTTTTCAAAAATAATATTAGTGTTTCTTGCCCAGAAATAATATATAGGTGTCACTAAACCTTCAGCATTTATTATTCCGCGAATAGTATAATTATCTATGTTATACGGAACTCCGGGGCCTGTGTATTGTGATGGAGGAACATTACTGCTTATCCATGAATACACAGCTACATCACTTCCTGGAAAAACTCGTCCCCACCATTGACTGTTATATGATACATCATTTTGATGATAATTCATAAATTTAGTATTAGAAGTATCGAACCATAATTGTCCTAGATGTTCACTTCCCCATACTATTCCGCCTTGTGTGTTAGTTGGACTATTGTATCCAGCTGGATCATTATTTGAAGTAACATCAATGTTTTCTGCAACTGCGCCTAATAATTTTCCTTGCAATGGATCAATATAATCTAGATTTTCCAATGTGTTATTAGTCAACGCACTAAACAATTGAATATTGAATATACCATTGATATCTACAATAGGTGCTGAACTTCTATATACAGCCCAATCTGGGGTACTACTTTGACTTACATAAGTTATAACTTGTCCATTGTATCCCGTATTTGGAACAAAGTTAGGGGTACCAATTGTTACATGATTGCTATTGAAATCTAATGCTGTGCCAAAATTTGGTTGAGCCCCATAGTTTATGTCTAATGAGTTTGTGCTTTGTGCATATACAAAATTACCTGTATTATCTATGTTTTCGTTGTATGCTGATATATAATCAAACATATAAACAGCACCTGCATTAGTGAAAATGTCTATCCACTGAGTGGCATTATTATCGAATACAGTATCATTGTCTAATTCATCGTCAGTAAAATCAAATGTTGTTGCACTGTAACGTGACCCTGTAGGAGCACTTGCAATGAATGATCCACTGTAAGATTTATCAAATTTTACTACAGTGCCAAATTGTGTTCTACCATCAAGGTGCGGACACATTATCTTTTGTGTTCTATTGTATATAGTTATACCTAATTCACTTAAAGTAGCGGTATCAACTACTGTCAATGATAATTTATTACCAGCTGTTCCAATGGTAGTATCGACCAACGATATTACTAATTTTTCATTAAGTGTTGTTGCATACACATTTGGTATCGAAACGATATTTATACTAGCGGCAGAAGTGGTAGCGTTGCCAATTGGTAAAGTTACACTAAATCCATTAATTAAAATAATTCTAGGAGTTGTGATGTTACACGTAGTATCACCTACGACTATGCCATATTTTTCTCCTGCATTTGTATATCTATGTACTGCACCTTCGTAGTTTTTATCACTTAACTCATATGGTGCGCCAATTAATATTTCATTTGCATATCGGTTGACATCTACACTTGTACCAAATTCTACCCCTACTCTTGGAGTTTCTTGATTGGTCAATGTTTGAGTTAATACAAAATTACTACCACTTACATTAACTAAATCGCCGGCATTTATTGTTAAGGTTTGTGTACTAAACAAATATAATGAAGATCCAATAACAGCATAGGTATTATCATTCAATCGTGTTCCATTAACTGATACAAACAACGGGGTAGTTTGCACCGTGACTGTCATACTACCAGAAGCAGTTACCAAATCAATTGGCGCTGTTGCATCCCGAGTTAAAGCAATTCTGAATGTAGTACTAGTTGGTTTATCATAAACATAATATACAGTAGACGCTGCAATTGCACCTGAAGATATTAATGTACCAGAAAATACCACTGGATCATTTACACTAAACCCTGTGCTACTAGAAACAGTAATCCTATCTGTAGTACTATTGGTAGCAGTAGCAGTTTGTGTAACTGTAGTTGGTGTCCACGCTAATGGAAGTACTACTGGTATGAATGGTTGATTATTTGTAGGTGAAATATAGTTTTGTACAGTTCTACTAAAGATATAAGTGTAACCATAATTTTGAGTATTTGCATCATAATCTTCATAAGGAGTACCTATAACCACAGTATCACCATAATAATCAGTTGCAATAGAATAACCAAATGTGTCTCCGCTAACTAACCCAGCTACAGTAATTCTAGTAGAATATTCATATAAATCTGTTAGTGCAGACTTGCGATAGACATAAACATAATTATTATCTATGTCAGAAATATACAACCAATTTTGATCGCCGGACAACGCAGTTGAAGTACCCCAAGTTGTCACTCCCCCCGGCGCTGTTATTGTTTGATACAAGTTTAATGTATTTGTTAGAGTAGTGCTAATTAGTTGATAAATGTAAACATTTGGTGAACCAGTTGGTTCTGATATCACAAATAAATCATCAATGTATGAGATACTTGAACCAAATGACGTTCCATGTGCTATAGATTGAATTGCAGTATATGAATTAGTATCAGAATAATATCTATATCTATATACTATTCCGGCAGAACTATCTGCTATCAAATATCCCAATGTGTCAGTATATGCCACAGCACTACCAAATGTTTGACTTCCTAACTCTGTTATTTCATTTGTGTATTGATAGTTTAAACTTTTGCGGTAAACAGCCCAACCTCCATCATTATTTGTGTCTACCCATACTTTAAGTTTATTAAATTCATTATCTAATAATGGTAGATTGATAATTTCAGGTGCAGTAGCTACACGTTGATTTTGCATTCTAAAACCAACCCCCTGACCAGTTAAACTAGTTATGTTAGGGTCTAGTGATAGATTAATGATAACTCTCTGTGTATCAACTACTGCTGCAACGACATAATAATTATCTATAGCAGCATCAAAATTAACCACTGCAAAAATTTGGTAAGCTGTTAAATTATGTGCTTGATTAAATCTAATTGTTACTGTGCCATTCAGATTATTTTGTGCTGAGATTACAGAACCTAAACTGGCAGGAGTATAAACTTTCCAATCTGATAGATAATTTGCTAACCAAGTATAGTCACGAACATAAAATTCAGTTATTGGTATTGTAGTTCCAACTGAATTCTGTGCAGTTGCTAAACCAGAATAATAATAGCTAGCCATTTTAACATCATCAAAATTAACATAGCCTGCTGTAGGATATAATTCCGAAGGTTGAGTATAAGATATAGTAGGTAGTATATCAACATTGTTTATTGGTCTACCATAATTGAATACGCTATATATAGGTACTTGTTGTTGAACTCCATCAATAGCAATTCCATTAGTCAATCCTACAATACTAGGATTACCAGTTAAATCAGTTTGATCTAATTTAAATTGAATAAAGTTATTATTCAATATTCCGCCAAAGTCCCCTGACTTTATAGCCCAATTTTCATATAGTTCATAATCAATGCCGCCTTGCGCTAAAGTTGCACCTTTAAAGGCACTAGCAGCATTTAATGTACCTTTATCTTTAATCATGTTCTTGTAAACATTAACTTGTGTGATATCAGACAAATCAGCTAATGCCATATAGTCTCTAGGACGATATCCAATTAAACTAAAACTTAGTAAGTCCGCATCACTTTCTAAGTTAGCTTTGCTTACATCATAGTATAATGTACTTTCATAAGAACGAGTTTGGCTATTAGGCAACAGTCCTTTTTGTATTTGCTCATAATCGGTTTCTAACCAATCTTGTTCGTCAAATATTTCTTTTGCTTGCACTATAGTTATTGCAGTCCAGTATCTATTTTTGTATTTTACAATTGAACCTTGAGTATATTTTACTTCTCTAGTCCACTCGACAATGTTATCTTGATTTAGTATGAACCCATATGCATCTACAGTTCCGTTCCACTCAGCGGTTTTTGTACCACGTACAAAAATACGATTTTGTCTTAATCCAGTAATTAAATTATAAATTACATCGTTAAACAATGTTAAGTTATTAAATACAACACCATGTTCAATATTACTAATATTAAATTGACCATATGATATAGTGTCACCTTCATTTAACGCAGTTACACTAAATGCGGTTCCGTCACGTACCACAGACATATCAGTGCCTGATATAGGGTATAGGCTTTGATTCAAAATAAAATTAAACTGTTGCAATGTTAGTGGTTGAACTATATAACTTTCTTTGTTTATTGCTAATATTTTTGCAGCCGGATTGATAGAAGTAATACTACCGTTTGCCCAACCAGTTTGTGCCCAATACAAAAACTCTGCAACCATTTGATTCCAGGTAATTGGAATACCGTTTTCTATTTCATCAAATATAACACCTTTTTGTATTAAATATTCACCATAGCTAACTAAAAATTGTGATACTTGTTGAACTGTATAGAATTCTGTTCCATATGGAACTGTCACTGTCCTATCATAAAAGTCTGTTGCTACTCTAACAGTAAGATTATCGACGGTGATTATTTCAATTGCTGGATTTGGTTTGGGTGCTAACACTTTAAAATATGCATTAGTTTGACTATTTCCAAATACTTTAAATCCGCGATCAGTAATCTGTACCACAACACTGCTATAAACTATTCTATCAAATGGTTGATTTTCATACAACAATACTTGATAACTTTCATCAGGGATTAATAGTGAACTGTTATTGCTGTTAGCAGAACTTTTTTCTACATAGAATTTCAACAAATTCTTATCACTGAATCCAGCTAAACGATATACTAATCTTACATCTAAATTGTCTAACAATAAAGTTACATTAGCAGTAGCATCAACTCCAACTTGTTTTTCATAATCAATAATCCAGTTAATATAGCTGGTAGCAGGTGTTCCAGAACCGTAAATTGGTATTTCACTGATGATTAAATGATCTCTATTGTTTACTAGGAATTGATTAAATTCAGCATTATATTTGTAATTATCTACGTCTACCCCTAGATTGAAGAAGTCGGCAGGTTTAGTAATAGCCAATATACGCATTAAATCAAATGGCCATGTACTGCTTCTGCGATAGCTGAATTCAGCAGGACCAACATCACCCACAACCCAGTCACGCTGGAATGCATTTTCATCATATGCCCCCACAATAGAAATCAATGGTGATACTAAATCTCCATTACTATCTACTGGGATGATTTTTAATAATTCTGGTCGAGCATAATTGGATTTTATATAAGAATTCCCATTATTCCAGACTAACCCTTCAGCTAAATCTGTCCAAAGAACTAAGTTTTCACTAGTATATGGTGCAGCACCATATCTAGTTTCCCACCATGTTGGCTTATTAGTAATCCCTAACATTTCCCATGGAGTTTGATCTGGAGTTGAAGTGTCGTAATAGTATAAGTACAATCCTCTAAAATATCCTTGTTCAATTGGTTGACGATTTATTTTGTTGCCACTATCAACATAGTTATAACTAAATTGATTGTTCTTGTTGTAGAATTGAGTCTTGTAATCAATTCTATTTGATCCTACCCAATTTAAGAAAGATTCACTATATATTTGTAAAAACTCATCATAGGTGTAATCTGTTTCTCTAAAGAAACCTGGAATAATTACGCCTTCGTAAGAACCAGCCGGAACTGTTTCGCTTAATTTTAAATTGTTGTAAATACGAGTTTCGTACTCTAATAACACTTGGTCTCTGAAATCAACTAATCTATTTGTCGCTGGATCATAGTTTCCATATAATTTAGTAAATGATCCATCGTGTCCTGCAATAAAATACGTCTCAGGATTATATGCAGTATCTAATACAACTGCAGGAATAGTCGCTGGATATAAACCTAATTTAGTAGGAGTGTTAGGGGCATAGCTACCATAAGTTTGATTATATTCATTTACTGTAATTTGATCATTTGGTTGTAAATCAGTGGTAACAGTTAACGTAGGCCCATCTATACTTAAAGTGTAATCAACTTCTTTTATCAATTGAATTTGCTTTTCACCGCGTGTTAGATATACTAGTACACTATTGTAATTTGCTGTAGCAAAATTATATATTTGACTTAATGGGTAGACACTAGTGTCTAATGAGTTGGCAAAAGAATATGTATTAGTAACATATGGGGCTTTTGTTGGGAGCATATCGCTCCAGAAAAAAGGTTGATCATTACTACGTGCAGCATTCATTTGAATTATCGCATCATCAAGCATTTGAGCAGGAGTCAACATTGTGCTATAGCTAGAATTATTAACTGTATCAATCAATAGATTTTTAAAGGTAATATACTGTCTACTATTATATAATAATGCATCAATAATATCGTGTTTTTGATTTCGTAAAAATACGCCCGGTAATACAAGTGAAGCACTGTTCTGTATTATTCTATTACCCCATGGAACTAAATTACCTAAATCACGATAATTATTTGACCCAAATACTTCTCCTGTCGTGTTTGGATTGTTGAAGAAAATACTTTGATATTGACCGCGAATGTCACCAATGTTGGCGGTAGTTATATCTTCATTGAAAGGGTTATTGTTTAAATTATTGGGAATTTGATAATACGCGGTGTTACTTACTTGATCACTTAGTATTAAAATTTGTACTACTGTTTCAACTGCATCAATAACGGAAATATTAACAGTGGTTGTTGTATCAGTGACTGTTACTGTAAATTCACTTAGTAAATACTTATTATTAATGAAAACTTGTACTGTAGGCCAATTTGTTTTAGTTGAACTCATTGGAGCAATGTCACAGGTAAAAGAATAGACAGGCGCTAGTGCAGTCCAATCAAATTCAAATATTTGATATTGTACACTAGGTGATACCGTGGTTTGCCAACCTAACTCTCTTACATATGTTAAACGATCTGTGTAATTATAAACATATCCGGTGCTAACATTTTGCGTTACCGCAGTAGTACCATCGACATAATTAAAAGTATCTAAATTTAAAGAGATATCAAAACTAATATCTCCAATATTATCAATTGAACTATAACGAATAGGAAAACCCAAATATGTATCATCAACGCCTGAACCTATGCCATATCTAAATAATGTACTTCCAGTAAATGATGTGCTGGTATAAACCATTGGGTCGCCAAAACTTACTCCGTTTTCATCAAATATATCAAATTTTGGGGGCTGATTTAATGTTGTTTTTTGTTGTCCTTCTTCCCAAATAGAACCGTCAAAATAATAATCTTTACCTATATTATAGTAACCCCTATAAACAGCAGTTTGTTCTTCAGGTAATACCAAACCATCAGCTGCCTCAAATAAAGTAATTAACGGAGTGCCTTGAAATTCTGTAGTAGAAAATCTTGCTATGTATATTTTATTTCTTACACTTAATGTAGTGTCTGCTGAAAATACTATTCTTGCACCATCAAAAAGTGCGTAATTATCTAATGGGGTATCAGCAGTAACTACAGATGCAACCGAAGTACCTGTTATGATAGATTGATTATACCAAGTAACAGTGATAACTGTATCAGTCCCGACAGTTGACACATTACTAACCAATGTAATTGAAGGCAACACTTCAGATGAATCTGTTATATATTGATTAAGTTCAAATAAACCTGAAACTCCGCTGGTAGGTACTGTTATGGTAGTAGAGTATGGATATACTGAGGTAGTCATTGTTCCACTAGCACTAGTGAGAACAAATTCTGAACCTCCTTTAATGGTAGATATTGTGATACTGTTGGATTGAATGGCAGTTATAAAATATGTGGTACCAGAAACAATACCACCAAATACAGTTCCACCAAAACTTATAGTATCATTTATATACAATCCTGTAGTGCTACTTAGAATAATTTGATTAGTTATTGCGCTAGTTATCGTAGCTGTCCTACTGGTAACTGGACCAGTTACCGGTGCGATCACAGCATTGTATGTTGTCCATCCTGCTACGTCCGGATAATAACTAGATTGTCCTGCTACATAAGTAAATGCATCAGTAGTTCGTGTATCAAAAAAGTCTACCGGATTTTTACCTACTGTACCAGAATCAAATAATCTTAGATTTGGATAAAATTCAATTATTGGCCTTTTTGCTTTATTATTATCAGTTGCGTAAAGAGTTACTAATGAAGGGGTATTGTTGTATTCGGCGGAAGCCTTAATAACATCTATGTGAAACCAACGATTGCTTCTTGACCAAGCATTTCTATTAATCGAGTTTCTGGCAATAGTAATGTAATCTGGGTAAACAGGCACATATAAACTAGAATCATAATTTCCAATATCATATGGGGTTGTGTCAAATGGGGTGTATTCCCCTGCAGCAAACAATCCAGGTGACACTAAGTTGGTTACAGAAAGCAATTCAATGCCAGTGCCTACACCTTCAACATAGTATTCTGTGTTGTTATATGTGTTTGGGAATATGTTTCCTTGAAATATAACCTTTAGTCCGTTTGTGAATACTACACCATTTGGAGAAGTATATTGTGTTTTGCCTAATATATCTGTTATTACATTGATTTGACTGGAACTATTATTTTCAACTAATTTTATAATACCCACTCTAGTTGATATTGTTCCATCTTGGTAATACAAAGTATCTAGAATTGGACTATTGTATGGTTCTTTTTCGATGTACCCTAACGCATTTCTGTAAAAATTATTGTTTATCCACTCAACTCCATATAATACAGTTATTCTTTGCTCATTTGGAATAGCATCACCTAATGTCAGTGATATGACAGGATTATTAGTTGCACCAGTCAACGTAATTTGATAGAAATTAGTTGCAGTAGCTAAATCATTTTCACCAGTGTTGTAAAACATTAGTGTCAATCCATCCAGTGAGGTGATGCTATCAATGCCACCTATATCATTTACATATGCACCTTGAACTTGACTATAAGGTAAAGTAGAAACTACGTCTACTGTATTATCGCCAGAAAAAATATAATCAGCTAATGCATTTTTTTGTGGTACTGTAAATGTGATAGTTCCAATTGATTCACCGTTATTAGTAACCCCATATACATCACGAGTTTGTAAATTGGTTTGTGTTGGACTATATCCAGTAATACCCGGAGTACCTTGTATCCAAAATTCAGTATCTTGATTTACAATAAAAGTGTAAGTTCCACCGCGAATTAGTGTTAATGTTGGGTTGACTGAAGAACCATTTAACGATTCAGATCGTATTACATAATCAGCTGGGCGCGATTCCACTACGTATATAGCTTCTGTATAAACTGCACTAGGTTGTACGGTCACACGTTCAGGACCAGTTGGTAACCAATAATATTGATTGTAGTTTATTATTTTATCTAGATCAGTAAAAGAGTCCCATGAATAGATTTGACTACTGAACAGTCTGCTGTTGTTATCTGTTATGCCGCCTCGCAAATTCAATGCATCTACGATACCCGGATAGCTAATGAAATCTTTTGCAGTAGTATCGTTTTCTTTTAAGAATACAACACCCGGATCTAATTGATAATCAGTTCTAATTTTTGTAGGTTCAGTTACATAATAATCATTGGCATTAATACCATATCCAAATTTACTACCAATATACCCTTCAATTCTTTCAGTATTAGGTTGAGCAACTAATTGGTCTAGTGTTGCTGCTAAAAACTGAGCGTTGGTTGTGGTTTTGAATATTTCTGGTAGAAAATCTAATGTTCTAATTCTTGTTGCCATTTTAAAAATCTTTTAGTTATATATTACTTATGCTATTTGCAATTCAGCAGGTGTCAACGCTGCAATTACTAATACATCATTTGAAGTTGCTGCGTTTACAAAAATCTCATACGGTAAACATTTAATCTCATATAAATCTCCAAATTTCATTGTTGGGTCATTGGGCACTAATACACATGAACTAACATATTCACCAATTTGGGTGTGTATGTATGCACTCAATTCACTGAAGTAAAAAGTATCCCCAAAGTCCCAATTATTAATGCTAAAATAATTATTCATAGCAGTTAAAGTAGCAGTACGTATTTCACTATCGCTTGCATTAGTTGCAGAATTTTTAATTACTTTAATTGTTCCTCGCAACGCAGGAGCAGCCTTATCACCAAACAATGGTTTAAACACCACACTGTTCAATATAGCATTGTCAGTTAGCATTTTGTAATTTTGAATTTCACTATATTCAGTTGTTAAATCATTAATCGTCGGGCGAGTTGGTATTGGAACTGTGCCAGTCGTGTCCTGTATCCAATTTTGATATTCAGTATAATAGGCTTGATTGACTACATACAAGTCAATAATATTAGTTGTGGCAGGATCAATGCGTGTAGTATTATTGCTGTTATGGCGATATTGAAATTGTAATCCTTGGCGGCCCGGTTGCATACTATATTGAGGTTGTTCTACTAGATTATAATAAGGCGTTGTTATATTTGGATCTTGAACTGTTATATAAAATACATCTTCAGAATATGCATAAAATAATTGTCCTTCTGCATAATCATATTTTACCACATCAATATCGGATGCTGTTGCATATTGATACGAAACTGTGCTGCTAGAAATTAATTGATAACGTATTAAATTAATAGCGTCTTGAAGTTCTTCAAAAAATGTATATATTCCAATATTAGTATTACCAGTTACATAGCCGGTTACTTCATAAAAGAAATCAGGATTATCTACTAGTGTTCTATTGTTTACATCTATACTAGCAACTTGAACTTCAAAATCATTGATGTATCCATCACTTTCAACCGTTTGCCCAATGACAGTACCTTTAACTGGTTTAGCCAATGGATAATTAGAATTTGGTTGAGTGTTAGTAGCTAATACATTTACAAAATCTTGTAATATAATTCCAGACAAAGGATCGTATACTAATTTACCAGCTTCATAGGTAAATCTAGTATCAGCTACACTACCAAAATAATAATTCAATGATTTGTAAGTGACAGTGTATCTATTGTATCCAGTACTAGTAAATTTTACAAAATACTCAGGTTGAGATGTAGGGTCTACACTCCATCTATCTTGCGCTATGGTTAATGAATTATCAAATACTAAAGTAAAATTTTGTTGTAATTCTAATCTAATGATACATTCATTAGTTACAGCATTAGGTAAAGTATTTTGAAACGCAGGTATTACTGTGGTAATAATTGCACCTTCGGGCACATAACTATTCAATGTGACTGGACCAGTTCCATTTGCAAATTGTCCTAATCCATTATTATATCCGTCGCCAATTACATTCAATACAGTAGTCCAAATGTAAGTTATATTTGATGGACCAGCAACACCGTATACTAATCTATTGTTACTGTCAAAATAATAACTATCCGGCGCTATAAATTTTATCAACGCACCTTTAGTCAAATATTTTAAATTATAAGTTGAATATGTCCCAACTGGAACTGGGGTGTCATTACCATTTATTAAATCATAAAAATAACCAGTTGAACTGTTTGCATCCACTGTGCTGGTATGCCAATATACTAAATTATCATCCGAACTAATTGTGGTGTTATATCTAGGATAATTTTGAACGTAATATTGTAGAGACTTATTATCGCCTAGTATATTAGACAATGTGTCATTCAAAAAAGTTTGTATATCACTAAGATTAGTAATGTTTAGTAATGCATACCCATCAGTATTATCTAACCAGATGCCACCGTCATTTGCATAACTGTTAGTACTACTATATTTTCCAGTTGGGTCAAGCAAATCTAAATTTTTACTTACGCCAACACTACTACGGTTAATTGCTTTACTTTTAATGATTGAACTGTACAGAGTATACGGAAAGTTATTGTAATCTTCTCCATTAACCATACGATTTTGAGTGTAGTACCGACTTGGCGCTCTTTGTTTGATATCAGCTAATGTTTCTCTAGCCTGTGCGTTTGTGACAGGGGTTTGCAAAGATAACCCAATTATCAATGTCTCTACTCTTCCAACTCTACTAACATAATTCATTGTAACAGTAAGATTTTGAATTTGTGTGGGTTGAATAGTGTATGTCAATGCGTTGCCTGCACGAACATATGCTCTAAAATTACCAACCGGAATCTCACTGAATACTCCGTCACCAAATACATAACTAACTTGATCATTGGATCTGCTATTTACAGAAAATATTTGTCTAACACTATTTTGTGATTGTAGATATGCGTTTGCATAAATGTTATCTACTTTAATCCATAGACCAAACGTGCCATTAGTTTGACTTATTTGATATAACCAAGTATCAGTATCATTGACACCTTGAATTAGACCAATGTCAAGTACTTGATTTGAAATCTGATTCTGGTATGCAAAATCAAAATTTTGTAATACCCCTTGCTTAAAATAAAAGAAGAATCCTGTATTTGGGCTACCGTAACCTAATTTATCATTACGATATAGCATATTGAATTGATTGGTAGGTGCAGGAGGTATTTCATATACATAATCTTCACCTACTGTACTAACGCTACATAACTCAAAATTCATATTCATCCCATTGACAGTAGCTGAAAATGGTACTACCGGACTAGTTCCAGCTGGAATTTGCAATGTATATTCATCTGTTTTTATTCCTAAAATTTGTGCAGAATTTGCAGGGAGACCTACTCTTTGCGTGTTTACTAATGCTGCATTAATAATGGTATTATATTGTTCTAACCAATTTGGATTAGCTGGGTCATTCCATAGTATAGGAGTATTTGCTAGATTGAATCCATTCAAATCAGTAAGATTTTGAGTGGTTCTCACACTTGTTACTTTCAAATACCCTTCTGCTGTTAAGTTTCGTTTAGGAGTATAGCTTACTAGATTAGCTAATTTAATAACACTATCTCTACGTTCAGCAGTGTCGATAAAGTTTTCACGGGTATTTAAATCGTTACGGAAAGCAAGACCTTGTCCCATAAACGCCATAACATCAAGTAATGCAATAAATTCTGAACTTTCAATATAATCATTGAACGTTTCAGGGTAGTATATAGTTAGATAGTCTATGAAACTTTTGCGTAGTGTCTCATAGTCGTAACTACGAAAATTTGCTTGTTGGAAAGTTTGATAAATGGTTTTCCAGTCATTTACCCCAAATATTGATGATTGTCTTGAACTTGTAGCCATAAGTATTCTCTTTTAAGTATTTATCATACTTGAAACCATGGGTTTTTAAGGTTATTGTATAGAAGCAGTATTAGTCGCATTATTAAAAAATACATTTAATAACTGTGCTTGATTAAAAGGAGACACTGCTAGTTCTAATTCTATTAATATTCCGTTTTCTTGGGGAAATGCTCTTACTGAGTTTAATACTAATCTTGGATCTAAATTAGCTACTCTACGTATTTCAGTTTCCAATTGAAACTGAACATCTGCTGTATTTGGCTCAAAAACAAAAGACCAAAGAGTGGTGCCATACCCAGGTTGACCTACTTTTTCACCTTGATGTATGTTTAATGCATTTACCAAATCTTGTAGCACCAATGAGATATCAACTAGCATAAATTTATTACCAATATTGACAGGGTCAACTAATGAACCTGTCCCGCCCGCAGGACCAGTAGGCAAATTAGTTGACCTAGGTTTGTTTGCTGATATCGTGCTAAATCCAACGTATGAGGGCATGATTATATTTATGCTTGTAAGTCTGGAGCAGGTTCTCCAGTAACTAAAGTATATTGTTTTCTTTGTAATTCTACTATTTTTTTATCTAAATCTTCCAAATCTTTTTGTGCTGATACTGATGCAATATTAAAAGTTTCTATTTGCGGATCACCCTGTGGTAATCTTTGTTTAGCTTCTGATGCTCTATATTTTGCATTTCCTGCAGCTTTTGAAACATCCCATCGTTTATCTTTTAATGATGCTATTTCTTTTATGACCGCATCTTGTTCTGCTAAAGCTGTACTGTCTGTATTAATATTATTTGGCGTTGGGGGCACTCCGGAGAAGTTTGGTACTTGAATTTTATTACTACCTAGCATAGAATTAATCTGAGAGGTTAATTGACTTCTATCAACTGTACCTGTTGAAACTGTTGGTAATTTAACTGGAGAAGAACCGCCTGAATTCATAGCATTAACACTAGCTGTTAATGATGCGGCAGCCGACGGAGATAACCCGCTAGTAGCTAATGCAGACAGTGGCACTTTTTTAGTTTTTTCTATATTTTGTGTTATTGCAGTACTTTCTGGACTTATTGATGATACATCACTGTTAACTGTTCTTCTCAATGTACCTGCTGATAATGAAGCAACTGTACTTGCCGCAGCAGTTGGTTTTGATATATTATTCATTGCAACCGCAGATGCGTTCCTGATTACTGCTCCCCATGGGGCAAGTCCTGGAATTGAACTTACAGAGTTGACTGCCATATTACCAATAGTTTTAACGTTTACTGGAGTTCCTGTTGCCACTGCACCAATAGTTACCGCTGCAATCGCAGATAGTCCACCGGGCAATGCTCCTACCCCACTGCCACCGCCATTTCTTCTATTTGTTGGACTTCCAGCACTTATTGCAGCATTGATACTTGAAGTAACTAATGCACTTACTTGACCGGGAGTTACTTTCTTTCCGGCAGATACAGTTGCAGTTAATCCAATACTT